TGATCATGCTTCTGGTGGCCCACTGGTTTGAGATGCGCCAGCCCGTCGTGGCCGGCTACAGCCAGGTGCTGCCGGTGCCGCAGACGTTCGAGACGCTGCTCGCAGCGAGCGGCTGGGGAGGATACCGATGAGCCTCACGGCATCGGTGCTGGCGACGGTGTCGGCTCGGCTGCAATCGCGGCAGGGGCTGGCGACGGCCTTCACCGAACAGCCGATCGAGTTCTCATTTGACGTCGGCGACTGCGACAAGGTCTGGAGCGACCGCAGGACGTTCGCCTCCGTCGGCTATGACGATGTCGATTTCTCGGCAGTCGGCATCGGCACGGTGAAACTGCTCTGCATCAAGAACCTGTCGAAGACGAGCCAGATCGCCCTCTCGGCCGGCTGGACGGGGTCGCAGTTCAGTGTGTTCCGGCAGGACGTCACGAGCTGGAACTTCAGCCCCATGATCAACCTCGGCAGCCTGACGCTCCGCGGCTACCCGATCCGTGAGGGCGGCGCGATGCTGCTCTCCTGCCCGAACTCGGCTGGCTTCGCCACGACATCCGGCGGGTCGATCCTCCGCATCGGCGGCACCAGCGGCCAGAACTACGAAATCTATGTGATGGGGAACTAGATGGCACTCAATGCCCAGATCATCGTGTCGATCCTCGCCCACGAAACCAGCACGGGCGACCTCTCGCGGACGCTGCGGGCGACGCCGGCGTCGTATTCGGCCGTGCTCTCCGACGGCACCGCGGCCCACCAGGCCCAGGTGGTCTGGAGCGACGCGAGGACGCTGGCTGGCTCGAGCGAGACGTTGAATCTCGCCAGCCTCGCCGACACCCGCGACGGGGCCGCAGTGAGCGTGGCGATCACGGCGGTGAAGACCGTCTACATCCGCAACAGCCACGCCTCGGCGTCGCTGACGTTCGCCGGCTCGCCGCTCCCCGCGGGTGGCCTGACCGTGGCGGCCGGCGGCGGCTACACGCAGATCGACCCGACGGCGGCTGGGATGGCGGCTGGGACGATCACGGTGACGGGCTCGGCTGGGGCGACCTACGACATCGTCTTGATCGGCGAGGGCAGCGTAACGTGAACATCGGCATGATGCGCGAGCGAGTCGCCTTGCAGGCTCCGCAGGAGATGCGGAGCCCGACGGGCGAAGCCACGCTGTCGTGGGCCACCGAAGACACGGTCTGGGCGAGCGTCGATGGGCTGTCGAGCCGCGACATCCTCCAGGCCCAGCAGGCCAACGTCATCGCCTCGCACAAGATTTCGATCCGCTACCGGGCCACGGTGAATCCGCAGTATCGGATTCTCTGGCGTGGCAAGACGCTCGAGATCGCAAGCGTGAGCGAGCGGGACAACCGCACACGGCTGGAACTCCTCGTCCACGAGGTGCAGTAGCATGGCGATCAATCCCAGCAATCCGTCGCCCCGTGACGTTGGCTTTGGCACCGGCAAGAGCCAGACCGAGGGCTTCGTGCGGATTGACACCGCCGGCGTCCGCGAACTGGCAAAGGAACTCGAGCGGGTGGCCGGGGCGCTGGCCGCGCCGGGGCTGCTCCAAAAGTGCGTCAAGCAGGCGTCCCGACCGATTGCGATGGGTTATAGGTCGCTCGTCTCGAAGCCACTCGCCGCCGGCAGTAGCGGTGCCACCGGCAACCTCGCCAAGGCAACGATCACGCGGACCAAGGAATACGAGGGCGGGCAGGTCGCCGTGGCGATCACCGGCCCCCGGCAGACCGGCCCCGTCGGCTCAGAAGAAGGCCGCGAGAGCGGCAACCACGCCTGGCTCGTTGAGTTCGGCTCCGGCCGCCGCAAGCCCGGCACACAGAACCGCCGCACCTACGTCAACGTCCATCAGATGATCAACGGCAAGATGCGGCGCACGACGTCGGCCATGAATGACGAAGAGTTCGCGCGCCGCAGCCGTGGCTACTACTTCCTCATGGGAAGCCTTAACGAGCCGACGCGGCAGGCCAAGCGCGGCAAGGGCTACTCCCACGACTTCGCCACCGGCAAGGACGGCGAGACGCACCCGATCACCCTCGGCCCCGGCGAGAGCATCGACCCGATGCCGGCGTATCACCCGATGGAACGCACCATCGTCAGCTCGGCGGCCCAGGTGCAAGGCGTCCTGGCCCAACTGATCCAAGCAGAAATCAACAAATTCTAATGCTCATCTCCCCCGAAAAGCACGTTTACCAGAAGCTCGTCTCCACGCCCGGCGTGGCGCGGATCGTTGGCTTCCAGGTCTACCCGATCGCCGTGCCGAAGACCGGCGCGAGCCTGCCGTTCATCGTCTACAAGCGGTCGAACATCACCCGCGAGACGGCTCTGAGTGGGCCGCTCTTCGTCCCGGTCGTCGGCCTCCAGATTGCGTCGTGGGCGCTCTCATACGACGCGGTGCGTGAGCTGGCCGACGAGGTGCGGCTTGCGCTGGATGGACACACCGGCACTATGGCCGGGGCTACAATACAAGATATGAGGCTGGTGTCCGAAACGGACGACTTCCTCGATCCGACGGTCGCTGGGGCGCAACTGCCTCCGGCCTACGAAGTCCGGCAGTTGTTTCAGATTCGGTGGAACGAAGCCACCGCGTAACCTACAAGACTAGATTGCGGCGCAAGGAGGCGCGAAAACATGGCAGGCGTTTCAGCACAGGGACTCACGTTCACCTTCGGTGGCACCAGCCTCACGGTCACGAGCGTTCAAGTCAGTGACACCCAAGACCTCGTTGACGGTTCGCATCTCGGCATCGCCCCTGGCGGTCGCCGTGAGTTCGTCGGCGGCTTCGCCACAGAGCGGGAAGTCACCATCGACTACATCTCGACCAACGTGCTCGCGGCCGGTACGTCCGGCAGCCTGTCGATCAGCGGCCCGATGTCGTTTAGCGGCCCCGCGACGCTCGCGTCTGCCTCGATCGGCGGTTCGGTGGGCGCCCTCATCAGTGGCAGCGCGACCTTCCGCGTCGCGTAAAGCGACGCAGGAGGTTCGCAATGGCCGGCCTAAACGCGCACGGCGGGACGTTTACGTTCCAGGGCTTCTCGGCCGCCGTCACGGGCATCTCCGTGGAGACGCCGACAGCCGAGGTCGTGGACATGACGCCGATGACGGCGTCGGCGTCGCAGATGGTCATGGTGCCGACAGGTGCATGGTCTGGTGGCACCATCTCGGTGGACTACATCCGCGTTTCGCAGACCGTCGATCCGCAGACGCTCGTCTCAAAGTGCGACCAGCTCACGTTCAGTTCTTCAGGCTTCTCGGTTTCAAGGCGGGTTGTGCTGCAATCCGCCTCAACGGAGGCCCGCGTTGGCGACCTGGTCAGGGGTAGCCTTCGTTTCGTTCTTACTGACTACACAGGAACCTAGTTTCTCATGGCGACTGATCTTCGGAAGAGGATTCTGGCGGCGAACGACATCAAGGTGGAGGCCGTTGAAATCCCCGAGTGGGGCGGCACCTACTACATCAAGGTGATCAGCGGCACCGACCGCGACTCCTTCGAGGAGTCCTACGCCGAGCAGAAGATGAAGGCGTTCCGCGTGCGGTTCCTCCTGCTCGCCCTGTGCGACGAGGCCGGCGAGCGGATTTTCAAGGACGAGGACTCGGCGGAACTCGGCAAAAAGTCAAGCGTCGTGATCAATCGCGTCTTCGACGCGGCCTGGAAGGTGAACGCCTTTACGAACGAGGCCGTGGAGGCGCTGGGAAAAGACTAGCCGACAGGCCCGAGCGGAAGTTCTACATGAAGTTGGCTCTCTGCCTGGGAATGTCGGTCAAGCGGTTGTTGCGGGAGGTTGATTCGGAGGAAATCGCGGAGTGGTACGCCTACGACCAGAGGCATCCGCTCCCCGACTTCTGGGCTCAGACCGCGAGAATCTGCCGCATCATCATGGCGGCCAGCGGGAACTACAAGAAGGGCGACATACCGGACGAGGCGGTCTTCATTCCGACGGCCGTCAAGCAGGAACAGTCGCAGGCGCAGATTATCAACGAGTTGATGAAACTGAACCAGCCGCGTCAGGGATGACCCGATGGCAAAAGCGTATCTCGGCAAAATCTCGGCGCTGGTCACGGCGAACACCAGTGACTTCAATAGCAAGCTGAATGCGTCGGCGAACGAGGTTCGCAGTTTCGCCAAGTCGATGCAGACGTCGCTCACCCGCGCCCAGTCGGAGGCGACGTCGGCGCTCCGCGGCATCTACACTGAGTCGCAGAAAGTTTCACGCGCCCTCCAGGCAGTCGCCACGCAGAGGCTCTCGTTCAAAGGCTTCGACACGGCGGCGGTGGGCTCGATCCGCCAGGCTGTCGATCAGTTCAAGGCTCTCCAGCAGGCTGCGGTAGCGGTCAATGAGCCGCTCGCCGGTGCGGCAAGGGCAGTAGAGAAACTCGCTGCGCCGGTGCAGTTGGGCTTCGAGCCGGCGCTGAAGTCGGCCCAGAAGAGTGCGGAGTATCTCAACGCTGCCCTCGCTCGCGGTGGGATCGTCGGTGAGAAGAGTTTCGAGCGTATCGAGCGGCGAGCGCTGGCCGCCGCCCAGGCCGCCGACAGGCTCGCCGAGGCCGCGCAGATGGCATCCGCCGGCCCGCGAGGCACGGAGTTGGCTTTTGCCGCACCCCGCGTCCGCGACTCGCTGGCCGCGTCGGCAGATGTAAGGCAGCGGGCCGCCGCTGCCCCGGCATCTGTGCTTGAGGGCGGCCGGGTTGCGAACGACGTCCAGAAACTCGTCGCGATCGACAATCTGATTCAGAAGCGCCGGGCTGAGATTGAGTCTGGCACGATTCTCAACATCGACACGAGCAAGGCGCGGGCCAGCCTGGAGAGCCTGCTTCAGGTCGCAGCGCGTGTGCGTGCGCAGGTTGGCGAGGCACTTGAGTCTGCGAATGTTGGCGCGGCATCGACCGTCGATGCCACCGGCCGGTCGATCCGCGATCGCATTCGAGACATCGCAGCCCTCCGTGAGGCCGAAGCCAGCCTGAACCGAGAGCGCGAACTGGCCGCTAATATCGGAGCGTCTTCGCAACTGGCATCGACCGTCGATGCCACCGGCCGGTCGATCCGTGATCGCATTCGCGACATCGCAGCCCTTCGGGAGGCTGAAGCCAGCGCCAACCGAGAGCGAGAGAACGCCGCTAATGTCGGGGCGACCTCGCAGCGGGCCACGCAACTGCCGGCAGACTACTTCAGCAGAAGGCTCGCGTCTTCGGCGGCCGATTCGCTCGGAGCCCCGCTGGACGCGGCCACCAGGCAGCTTGAGCAATTCCGCTCCGGCATCGTATCGGCCAAGAGCCAGCTCGACGCCATGCCGGCGGCCGTGCGTTCGCACTTCATCCCCGCGATCCAAGGCGCTGAGCAGGAATTCATCCGCCTCGTTGCTCTGGGGCCACGGGCGACAGCCGAAGAGATTGAAAACGCCGCCAGGAGCATGGACACGCTGACGGCGGCCGTGCGTCGCGCGACGCAGGCGGCTCAGGTGCAGAGTTTCGGCGACTTCATCAATGACGCGAACGTCCGACAGTCCGTCGGTGAACTGCAAGGGTTGCAGCGGGTCTTGATTCAGATCGGCGCAGTTGCCGGCGGCCCGGCGGCCCGCGCTTACGAGGCATACCGGGCGCGGCTTCAAGAGGCGATCAGCACAGGGACGACTGGCCTGCCGACGGTTCGTCGGGAACTGGAGAGGCTCCAGAGGGCTGCCGCAGAAGCCGCCGCCGCCACCGGCCGCATTTCGGTCGGCAACGCATTCCGGCAAATCCAGAGGGCGGGAGATGTCGCCAGAGGTGGCGTGGACAGGTTCTCGCTGGCGCTCAACCAGGCGGCATTTGCCGTTGACGACTTTTTTTCGTCAACCGGCGGTCTGGAGTTCAAGCTGCGGGCCGTCAGCAATAACATTACGCAACTCGGCTTCATCATTGGCGGAACGACTGGTCTGTTCGTCACGCTTGGGGCTGTTGTCGCTGGGCAAGTGGCCGTCGCGCTTGCGAAGCATGCGTTCGGCCTCGATGACGCCAAGACGAGGCAAGAAGCACTGAAGGCTCAGGCCGAAGCACTCAACGCGACACTCGACAAGCAGAAGAACCTTGTAGAGGCACTTGCCGACGCCTACCGCGACCTTGGCCGCGACATCAAGCAGGCCACGCTCACGCCGCAAAACGCCAGATTCGAGGAACGCCAGAACCGCGACCGCGATGTGCGTCAACAGCAGGCCGACCGGCGCCGCGAGCAGGTTGCTGGCATCATCCCAGCCGTGGCGGCCAATCGTGGCAGACGTCAGCAGTTGGAAGCCCAGGCCGCCGAACTGCCGCTGGGGCAAGAGCGAGCCGCCGTGCAGCGACGCGCCGATCGCCTTCGTGCTCGCGAAGACGACGTCTTCGGGCGGGTCGAACGGGCGGCGGCTGGCCGGCTTGGGCAGAACCGCGCTGGCCTTGAGGAGCGTCGCGGCTTCTTCCAAGAGCGACTCAACTCGCTGCAAGCTGACCGCGCACGGGTTGCCAGGAACTTCGGCGAGGACGACCCGCGGCTCGCGCGTTTTGACGCCCAGATAAATACCGCCGCGGAGCAACTCGCGGAATTTACGCTGGCGTTGCAGCGCATCAACGATGAGGCGATTTCGACGGCCTTCCAGTTCTCTGGTCCGCTGCAAGATTCGATCCAGCGTGCGCAGGAGCGGCTGGCGTCGGCGTTTGGCGACCGTCGCGTCCAGCAACAAGACACTCTCGACCGCGCCGGCCGTGCTCTCGGCGATCTGCCGAGCCGCATCACGACTGAGAATCTGTCGCCGGCCGGCACTCGCCGCGCAATCGCGGAGATTGAGGCGCTGGCCCGACCGGCAGTCGAGGCCGCGTCACGGCTAGGTGACTTTGCCGACGCACTGAGAAACGCAGAGGCATCTGCCAAGCGGGCCGATGAGCAGGCGAGATCACGGGTTGAGGACTTGCGTGCGGAAGTGTCTCGGAACCCGAATGACCGTGGCTTACAAGCTCAGTTGCGGGCCGCGGAGTCTGGGGCCGCGGAGGTCGCACGACGACGACAGCAGGTGGAGGCCGACGTCCGTCGCGGACTCACGGAAACTGGCGCCGGCGCGGCCGCGAACAGGGGGCGGCAGCAGCAGGTGCAGCGAGACGCCGATGCGGCCAGCCGTTTTGCACAAGACCTCACCAGGCAGGGCGAACTTATCTCTAGGGGCTTTGAGATCGCTCGTCCAGCTATCGAGGAGTTTGCGAGAAAACTTCAGCAAGACCTTGCCGCCCTCGGTGAGGCGGCGAAAGCAGACAGGCAGGACGCCGCGAACATCCTTGAAGGCGGGCGACGCAACCTGACGGAGCAGGCGGCCCCGATGCTCGTTGATATGGCGAACTCCGTCCAAAACGCCGTCCTCCAAGGCCCATCCCGCGCGGCCCTTAACGCCTCCGACGTTACGACGACTCAAGGAGCCCAGGAACTCAACAGGCTCCTGCGCGGCGATGACGCCGCGCGTGACGCCGACTTTGTCGAGATGCAAAAGCAGACCACCCAGTTGGAGCAAGTGAACGAAGGAATCAAGCAGTTGGCCCAGAAACTAGGAGTAGCCCAGTAATGCCCGACATTTCCTACAACGTCGCCCTCAAGCTCGACAAGGACTACCTCAACAACTCTGTCAGCGTCGTCAACGTCACGGCGACGATGAGTGAGGTAGGTATGAACAGCATGACGCTCGCCCTCTCGACGAATCCCGTCAGCATTTCGACGGCGAACCTCACGAAGGTCGGCCTCGCGTTTCTGCGGAACCTGTCCACTGCGACCGCAGCGACGGCGACAATCGGCATCGCCGCTGGTGGGTCGATGGCTGGCTTCTGCACCCTGCGGGCCGGCGAGCCGGCGATCTTCAGGATGAGCCCAGGCACCGACTACCAGGCCACCGGCACGGCCGGCACCCGTCTCCGCGTCGATATCACGGAAGGCTGACAATATGCCAAAGATGGTTTCACAGCTCGCGCAAGGAAATGCGTTCAGCCGGTCGGCCGACGGCGGCCAGCTTGCCGACAATGCCACGCGAGTGTGGAAGATCATCCTCAACTCGCCGAACGAAGCCATCGACATCGGCGCGGCGGTTGGCGTTCAGATCGGCGACCCATACAGCGACAGCAACCCGATCCCGTGCGTGAGCATCGAGGGGCGCGCCGACGGCGAGAGCCGGCTGGTTCGCATCGTAACGGCGCAGTATAGAACCAACGTCGGAGACGACGGAGGCGGGCAAGACCCTGGCACGCAGTCGCCTGAAGTCCGGCCGGCAAACTTCTCGACGAGCACGACGTTGTATGAGACTCCGGCATACAAGTGGGTTCCGTATCCTGGAGGCGGCCAGCCTGAGCCGGTCGCAAACCAACTCGGAGACCCAATCGACGGCGTGACGAAGATGGAGGCGATCACGACGATTCGTATCACGCAGTTCAGCGGGACGCCTGGCACGATCTACTCGGCCTACTGCGGATACATCAACAATGAACCGATGAGCCTCGGGGGCTATATGTCGTGCGACCCGCACACCGTCATGTTCCGCGGTGTCGAGGCAACTCCCCACGTTGAGTCGTTTGGAAACATTGTCTACCGCGGATTTATGAACTCTTACGAGTTTGCATTTAGGGCAAACTACGTCGAAGGGCTCGGCATGTGCGGATGGGATGCAACTCCTCTGCACACAGGATTCAACGTGAGGGCATTCAACCCGGCTGGCGCAAGGATGGATCAAGATGAGTACGGCCAGCCACTCAAGTACGAAGACTACAAGCTCAAAAAGCCGCTGGCGCTACCGACAGATGTGAACGTCGGCGACAAGGTGAGGGCGATGGTGAAGATTGTGAACTTCCAGACAGGGGAAGTTTCTCAGCAGCCGTCGGCTCAACCAGTCGCGCTTAATGAAGACGGCACCCCTCGCGATACATCGGTCGCAATACCAAAGGTCATCATCTGGCGAAGGCAAGTGCAGCCGGATGTGAACCTCACCCAAACCCTCCAACTCCGGCTGACCTAATGTCCCAAGGCTTTCTCATTGGCGAAACCCTGCTCGGGCAGATCAAGGACACGGTCAGGCGTGTTCAGGGTGAGCCTATGGGCGGGAATATCAGCCGCATTGAGACGCGGTTTGAGTCGATGCCAGTGGCCGCCGGAGGCAAGCCGTTTCGCTTGGCGACGTTTACTGCGCAGTG